TGGCAAAGTCACCCGCCCTGGTATGCACTGCACTTACATCAAAGCGTGTTTCCATAGATTTACTAACCAGAGGAGCGAGATAGCCTTCCTCTACCATTTTTAACAGTTCATCACCACTGGCTAAATCAATTGCCACGTCGGTAAAGATCTTGTCTTTTCCCTCTGTTAATAATCCAGTTCGTAAACGATAAGGGGTAGCCGTAAAGCCAATAATTTTAACCGCTTCATTAATTTCTTTACTGGCTTCAATAAAACGACGGTAACGTCCCATGCCACTGGAAGGAATTAGATGGCACTCGTCCACTAAGATTAAATCATAATGACCGAGATCGGGAGCGCGTTGATAAACAGATTGAATACCTGCGAAGGTAATTGCGTCTTGAGTATCACGCCGTTTTAAAGAAGCACTGTAAATACCGCATGGAGCGTCTGACCATGCGATCTTTAATTTTTCATAGTTTTGTTCTATCAATTCTTTAACGTGAGTTAACATGAGGATCCTTTGGTCAGGCCAGGTTGCCAATACTCTTTGAATAAAATAAGCAATGACAATGGATTTACCACTGCCAGTAGGCATAACGACTAAAGGATTACCGGATTGATAATCAAAGTAATTATAAATGGCGTTAATCGCCTGATGTTGATAGTCACGTAATTGATACATTCCTAAAAAAGAAGGCAGCGGTTAATTGCCACCACCTTCTTCCGCTTAACTAATTTAGTTAAAGGACTCCCTGTGGAGTTTTAGGTTTCGACCAAGAAGGCGCTTCCGTTTTTTCTTCTTCAGCGGGGGTTGAACTGTCCGTTGCGACAACCGCTTTATAACCTCTAATTTCATTAGAAGGTCCATACGTGCTATCGCCTTCTTTATAAATAACCCTTATTTGTAAAGGTTTGCCATGAAGTTGTTGTGTATCGTTCAAAGCATTTATTTTTAAAGCCTGACAAATCTTAGCAAGATCTGCTTTAGCGATGCGCACAGCTTCTTCGCTTGGGTTGTCTATATTTAGACGCGCCCATGCTCTGCGGCCACGATAAGTATCGTCCAGTATTTCAAATGCAAGTTGAAGATAGTGACCGGTACCGGCTTTAGTAGCCTTTTGTTCCGACTCGATAATTTGAGCCGTGTACCAACTATCTGGAAGAGGAGGGAATTCTCCTCGTTGATCTTCGGGAAGTTTTTGTAATTCTTCCTCAGCGTTAAAATTAATATTAACCATTATTCGTTTCCTCCGATTTTGATTTAATGTTACTTATTTTTTCTTTACTAGAAGTTGCCTTAGATGCTGTTTTAACTTTATTAAAAATATGCACTAAGTCAGCTTTCTCAAAAGATTCCAATAAACCTGAACGGTCTTTGGCTTCATACTGCCAATCCTTTTCGGTTTGCAACCACCTTGTTGTGTCCCCTTCCTCATTCTTATCTACTCGCATAGCAAATACTTCATCGAATATATAAGGCAGAGCTTGAGGCAATTTTGCCCCCACCATAGAAGGCATATACAACACAGAACCGGAACTATCATCACGGATACGTTCTTGTTTGGCTGTCATTACAACATCCATAGGAAGATCTCTAAAAGATCTCAAGAGTTTCATCATCTCATCAATGACGGTACCGTATGCTTGCCGTGGATCTTTTGTCTTTTCTTTTTCATTAGCCAAGACCACTTCACTCACTTCACTAATAGAATCCAAACAAACAGTTTGGAATTCTCCAGGATTTTTATAAAGATAATCGTAGATTTCAGCAATGTCAGCTACCGAAGTAACTTCTATTGCAGAGACATTGGATTCACGAATAGATAATAAACCCCCCTCGGCACTTATAATAAGTGTGGGAGAGGGAGCCGTTGAACAAAGAACAGTTTTACCACTTCCGGCGGGGCCGTAAACGAGTAAACACACTCCCTGTTTTTCAACCAGTTGACCTGGTGGAACAAAGCGATCTGAAATGCTAGGCATTTTATTTCTCCTTATTATTGTTGTTGTCAAAAATAACTTTAACATAATTAGACTTTAATGCAAACATTTAGTATATTAGGCAGTCTATACATTCTGATAACAACAAGGAAAATTCAATGGAGCAAGAACTTAGAGAAAGCAAAGAGTCTATGACTCTAAAACAGTATATTGAGTTTGTTGGCGAGGAGGCCGCCGCCGAACTTTTTGGAGCAAAAAGGAACACCGTTCGTAGTTGGCGTTACAACCAAAGACAGCCGAGTATAAAAGAAGCAAAAAAAATAATACTGAGAACAGGGGGCCGGCTGGACTTTGAAAGTATTTATGGACCACTAGAAGAAGTAGAGTGATAAGTGATAGATTGGAGCCTAAGCCCGGACAGCTCCGCACTTGATATAGCATTAGGATTTTCAGAATACGGCTTTAAAGTAATACCAGTAACACGCGCAGAGAAAAGACCCACAGTAGCCTGGAAAAAATATCAAGAAGAGATTGTCCCCGACGACCACGAAATAAGACTGTGGTTTACAAACGCCAATGGCTTAATGCCAGCTTTAATATGTGGCGATTTTGTCGTTGTAGATGCCGACACCCCTGAAGCAGTCGGTTGGTGTATTAAGAGCTTAACGTTCACTCCTTTCCGTGTCACTACTGGTCGTGGCGTACATTTTTATTATTGTAATCACATCGGCTTTGGGCGATATACTGCCAAGCGCGGACAAGTAGAACCAGAGAAAGAAATAGATATTATTGGAAAGGGTGGCTGTATTGTCGCACCCTTTAATACTCATTCTACAGGCGCTACTTACGAACCCAAGTTATCTGACGGCTTTGACCTGGTGGACGTCAATGATTTACCTAATTTAACTCTTGAGGACATCAGTAAAATTAAAAATGAAATTATCACTGGGGCTACTGGTAATTTAAGTAAATACTTCGACGGCGGAGCGTTACGTGTGGACCAACCTCTTTCTTTAGACGGTGTACCACAGGGGAGTCGTAATGATACCGCAGCTCGATTAGCGGGCAAATACATCGGAATGAATTTATCCGCAGAAGAAGTAACGGGCATTCTCAATGTTTGGAATAGTAAAAATGATCCTCCTCTTTCTCCTGCTGAAATAGAAACGACAATTAAAAGCATCGCACAAACGCACGCTTATAAGGAAAGTCACAAAGCGTATGCTCCTCTGTACGTTGAAAAAAAAACTGAAGTCAATCCACCCGATGAATTATTAGAAGCACCTGGTATCTTAAAAGAAATTTGGGGATACGCAGAAAGTATCGCTCGCGTTTCTCAACCGCACTTATCCATGCAAACTTCATTGGCGTTAGGCAGTGTTGTCCTCAGTAGACTGTATAAAACTGATCTAAATAACTATGCCAGTTTATTCTTTATGAATGTTGCCAAGTCTGGGCAAGGTAAAGAAAACAGTAAAACTGTTATTGAGACTATTCTGGAAGCCACAGAATACGATTACCTTCTAGCTGGGGACGGCTACACTTCTTCGGGTGCAGTATTTTCTGCTTTGCGTTTTAAACCAGCACATATTTCCATCATGGACGAGTTTGGTAAAAGATTAGAATCCATTAACAAATCCAGTAATTTTAATAAAGAGGACGGCATCCAAGTATTAATGGAATGTTGGGGGCGATGTCACGGCACCATTAGGCCCGATAACTATTCCATGATGAATTCCAACAACGCTCAAATTTCTGAAATGATGAGTCGTTATTGTCATCAACCTGCCGTTACGATTCTAGGTATGACAGTACCCAGGAATTTTTACGGTTCTCTTTCCAGTGGCAGAATTGCAGATGGATTTTTAAATCGTTTTATTGTCTGTGAAAGTAAATTACCGCGTGTGGTAGGCAAGTTAATTGAAGAGACAGAGCCTCCTGTCTCTATCCTTAAATGGGTAAAGAAAGTAAGAACCGCTTTAAACGTAATGGATGATAGTTTTTTAAACAACGGTCAACTTAAAGTAGATCCAAAAATTCTTTCTTTTGATGAATCGGCTAAAAAGATTTTAGATAATTTAGAATATGAATTAGTAACCAGGCAAACAGAATTAGAAAAAGACGGACTGGAAGTTTTATACTCCAGGACCAGAGAAAAAGCCATGCGCTTATCTTTAATCGGTACTCTCGCTGATAATCCCAATGCCAAAACAATTAATGCAGACATAGTTCAATGGGCTATCAACTACATTTTATTTTATGATCAGCTTTTAGTAGAAGCATGTCGTAAGCATGTTTCTAATAGTGAATTGGAAAGTAAGTTCAAAACTGTGTTAAATTACATTCGTGAAATGGGAGAAGGAGGTATCTCGAAACGCGATATTGACCGCCATGAAATTTTTAGATCAATGCAACGCCGTGAAGTCAAGGAGATTATAGAGCGGCTTACTGCAAGTGGGGAAATAGAAGAAAGAACATTTAAGGCAGATGGCAGAGGACGGCCCAGTTCTCGTTACGTTGCTATAGATCCTACTTTTTTTGATGAAGGAGACGATCATGACACCAAAACAGATCCAAGAAGAATTCGCTAATGCATTACAAATTATCGCAAGGGGAAGTCCCGCTGAACCAGAATTGGCTCAACAGATAGCTATAGATACATTAGAAAAATGTGGTATTGAAGTACCAAATCGTGAAATAATTAATGACTAGGAGGCAAATATGTTAATAATGATTGCATTAATAATAAGTGTAGTGGTTACCGTTGCGTCAGCAATAGCAGCCGTTACGCCTACACCAAAAGATGATAAATGGATAGGAAAACTATACAAGATCATTGATGTGTTCGCATTAAATATCGGAAAGGCTAAGAACAAACCAGGGAAATGAAGCTTTCGATTGGGCTAGGCATAGCATTGTTGTTAGTTGCTAGTGGCTCATACGTTTGGATCGGTAATCTAAATGATGAAATTGCTATCTTAAAAGGC